AGAAACAAGAAATCGTATAGGACTAGGTAGAGGTTTTGCAAGTAAAATTATTACCGGTGATTTAGTACCATTAGCAAGCATTACTACAGAACCTGCAGGTACAAATATCGAAGCAGGTAATAGAGTTGATCCAGATGATCCTAATGCTGCCGGGCCACAATAGAGGGTAAATACTATCATGAGTACAAAAGAGAAAAAATTATACAAAGAAATTGAAATTAAGTCTAATAAACGACCTTCAGCACCCGTGCAAAGCCGTGCTTATAAAGGTATTTCAACAGTTAATAATGATAGTAACAGTTTTAATTTATATGATATTGCGCTTATAAAACAAGACATTATTAATCATTTTCATATTCGTGTAGGTGAAAAATTAGAAAATCCTTCTTTTGGCACTATTATTTGGGACGTATTATTCGAACCAATGACAGATTCATTAAAACAAGCAATAGCTAACAACGTTACAGAGATTATTAACTATGATCCGCGTGTACAAGTAGAACAAGTAACTGTAGATACTTACGAAAGCGGCATTATGATCGAGTGTACTCTGTCTTACTTGCCTTACAACATCTCAGAAAGTATGCGTATGAAGTTTGACGAAGATAGTTCAATTCTTGTTTAAAGAATTAAGTACGCACTTTTCTAATCTTAATAAATACTGTAACATATAAAGGAAAGCAAGTATGTCAAGTACAGACAGACAAAATAGATTATTATTAGCAGAAGACTGGAAGAGAGTATACCAAACCTTCCGTAACGCTGATTTCCAAAGCTACGACTTTGACAATCTGCGTAGAACTATGATTAGTTACCTCCGTCAAAATTATCCGGAGGATTTTAACGACTATATTGAATCAAGTGAATACTTAGCACTTATTGACCTTATTGCTTTCCTAGGTCAAAATATCAGTTATCGTATTGATTTAAATGCTCGTGAAAATTTCTTAGAATTAGCAGAACGCCGTGAAAGCGTACTACGTTTAGCAAGATTGCTTTCCTATAATCCTAAACGTAACCAAGCAGCAAACGGCCTGTTAAAGTTTGAAACAGTTAGTACTACAGAAGAACTTTACGACTCTAACGGTACAAATTTATCAGGACAAACCGTACTTTGGAACGATATTTCAAACCAAGATTGGTACGAGCAATTTATTAAAGTTTTAAATTCAGCATTGCCTGCAAACTCAGTTTATGGCCGTCCTATTAAATCAGGAACAGTAAATGGTATTAGTGCCGAACAATATAGAGTAAACGGTACTAACACTGATATTCCAATTTTTGGTTTTAGTAAAAATGTTGACGGTAAAAATACACAGTTTGAAATTGTATCAACTGGTTTAAATGGTGATGATATTGTAGAGGAAGCACCTCTTCCTGGTAATAATTTTGCATTTTTATATAGAGATGATGGTCAAGGAGCAGGAAGTTCTAATACAGGTTTCTTCTGTCACTTTCGTCAAGGGCGATTAGATCAAGGGAACTTTAGTGTATCTAAACCTTCTACTAATCAAGTAGTTTCTTTAGATGCAGTTAATGTTAATAATTCAGATGTATGGTTATATAAATTAGATAATATTGGTAATGAAACTGAGTTATGGAGTAAAGTTGACGCTGTTGAAGGCAACAATATTGTTTATAACAGTTTAAGTAAAAATATTAGAAATATTTATAGTGTTCTTACTCGTGTAGAAGATAGAGTTAGCTTAATCTTTAGTGACGGAACTTTTGGTGAATTACCAAAAGGATCATTTAAAGTTTATTATCGTATTAGTGAAAATAGACGTTATGTAATTAATCCAGATGAATTGGTTAATATAACAATTACTATTCCTTATCAAAGTAAAACCGGAACAAGTGAACGACTTACTATTGGTTTAGAATTAAAATATACTGTTAATAACGGAACTACGTCCGAAACTAATGCAGAAATTAAAGCAAACGCACCTGCAACTTATTATACTCAAAATAGAATGGTTACAGGCGAGGACTATAATATTGCTCCGCTTGCAGTTAGTCAAGAAATTATTAAAGTAAAATCAGTTAACAGAACATCGAGCGGTATTTCAAGATATTATGACTTATTAGATGCTACTGGAAAATACAGTAAAACAAATTTATATGGTAAAGACGGTATAATTTATACACAATACCTTACTAGTAAAGAAAATTTTACATTTAATACAAGAACAGATATTGAAGGTGTAATTAAAAATCAAATAGAAAGAATTTTAGGCGATTATAAAACTAAGAACTTTTATTATTCAAGATTTAGTAAAATATTAGTTGGTGATTTGGGTGCTAGATGGAATCAAGTTACAAAAGCACAAAACATCTCAACAGGATTTATTAGTGATGCCGACGGCTCGAAGTTAAGAACAGGTTCTTTTACAGGATCAACACTACAATATTTAGAACCCGGATCAATGTTAAAATTTGAAGCACCGGAAGGATACCACTTTATGCCCGATGGCACTATTATGCTAGGTGCTGCGGACCATCCAGGAGCCACAACTTATAAATGGGTTAAAGTTGTAAGTGTAAATGGTCCTGGTGTTGATAATACAAATGATGGTTTAGGTCCTATTGTTCTTAATGATGTTATTCCAAATATAATAAACGGTGATTTAAATACTGCGCCTCGCCTTACAGAAATTAAACCGGTATTTGTAACAGGCATTGAATCACAGATTCAAACACAAATTATTGACCAAGTGTTTACATATAAAACTTTTGGATTGCGTTACGATTTTAATACATCAACTTGGCGTGTTGTACTAGATACAAATTTAGATACAGTTTCTCCGTTTAGTACAGGTAAAACTGGAGACTTAACAAATCAAAATCTTGATGCAAGTTGGATGTTACTATTCCAAACAGATGGAGAAACATATACTATTACATCACGCGGTCAGCGTTATGTATTTGAAAGCGACAAAGAAATAAGATTTTATTATGATAGCTCAGATAAAGTATATGACCCACTAACAAATCAAATTGTTAAGGATAAGATATCTTTAATGAGTATTAATAGAACACCAGCAGCAACAGGATATGCATTAACTCCGTTTACTGTTCCTTTTGACTGGGAAATTGTCGCAGAATACAGAGATAAAGAAGGTTATGTTGACAGCAAAAAGGTTGAAATTGGGTTTATTGATTCAGATGATGACGGAGTAGTAGATGATCCAGAAATCTTTGATAGATTTGTTACATCTAGTGAAAAACAAAAGTTTATTTTCTTAAAACAATATACAACAACAGATAACGTTGACGATTTTCGTTATGTAAACGCTACAGACGAACTTATACAAGTGGTATTAAACGAACAAGAAATTATCGATAATGGTATAACAAGTTATCCAGAAGGTGCTGTATTTTATATTATTGATAAAAATATTTTTAAACAATTTAGTGATGTTACAGAAAAACTAGAGCTTATTGTAAATTATCGTGCTTTCCAGGGAAGAGACGATGTTATATTCCAGTACGAACATGCAGCAGACGAAAGCAATAGGATAGATCCAAGTAGTTCAAATATAATTGATGTTTATATGTTAACACGTCAATATGATACACAGTTTAGACAATACTTACAAGGCGCAACAGATACTAAACCTTTGGCACCAAGTAGTGATTCGTTATTTGTTAACTTTGGAGAAGAAATTAATTCAATTAAGTCAATCAGTGACGAAGTAATTTATCATCCGGTTAAGTACAAAGTATTATTTGGACAGGACGCAGCAGAAGATTTGAAAGCAACTTTTAAAATAGTAAAAAATCAAAATCGTGTTGTCAATGACAACGAAATAAAAGCATCGGTTATTAGTGCTATTAATGAATTTTTTGCAATTGAAAATTGGGAGTTTGGTGATACATTTTACTTCACTGAGCTTAGTTCATATGTTATGAACCAACTGGCGCCTGATTTATCAGCTTTTGTAATTGTTCCGCTGCAAGAAAATTTATCGTTTGGTAGTATGTTTGAAATTAAATCAGAAGCAGACGAAGTTTTTATTAGTTCTGCAACAGTAGAAAATATAGAAATTGTATCTTCGTTGACTGCTTCTAAACTTAAAACAAGTGGAGCAATATACGCCGACGAATCAACAACAGCACAATCAGGTGTTACAAGTTCATCAGGAACAAACATTACTCAAAACACAAGTGGAGGCACTAGTTACTAATGGCTTACGAAAATGATCAGAACGAAGCTCCATTACCAGTAGACGGAAAGT